CGTAATCAGGGGATGCGGTAATGGCTAGCTACAGCATGAAAAAAGGCGGTAAAGAAGTTGGCCCTGCGTCAACTTACGCTGAGCCTCACACGATGAAAGGCAAGAAGACCAAGGTTGAAGCTAACCCTGGTTCTGGCCCTGATCGTAGTGCAGTTGATACCGTTGACATGACGATTGGCAATAAAACCAAACGAGTCAACAACGAGGTGAAAACTTCGGGTATTAAGATGCGTGGTGCGGGTGCTGCCACTAAAGGTGTTATGAGCCGGGGTCCAATGGCGTGAACTACGCTGAGTTAAAAACTGCGATCCGAGGGTACGTCGAAAACGACTTCCCGACGATAAACATGACAGACTCCGGCACGGTGTGGAGTTCTGACGATCAGCTTGCTACGTTTGTCCAGCAGGCCGAGCAGCGCATTTATAACTCAGTGCAGTTCCCATCGTTAAGAAAGAATGTATTGGGCGGTACTTCTGCCAATAACCCCTATTTAACTTGCCCTGATGACTTTCTTGCGCCTTATAGCTTGGCGGTTATCGATACTGATGGGCGGTATCACTACTTACTTAACAAAGACGTTAACTTTATTCGTGAAGCCTACCCTATACCCACAGGGTCGGGAAATACAGGACGCCCACGGCATTACGCTATTTTTGGTCCCTATGTCGTTAGCCAGACGGTTACAAACGAATTAAGTTTTATTCTTGGGCCAACACCTGATGCAAGCTACAACGTCGAGCTTCATTATTATTACTACCCAGAATCTATTGTGACGGCGGGTACGACGTGGCTTAGCGAAAACTTTGATACGGCATTGTTATATGGTGCCCTGCGTGAGGGGTATTTCTTCATTAAAGCCGAGACAGAAATTACAAATATTTTGCAGTCAAAGTACGATGAAGCTATGACGCTTGCTAAACGCCTTGGTGATGGTATGGATCGTCAGGACGCCTACAGGTCTGGTCAAGTTCGGTATCCAGTGAGATAGTATGGCAATCGTTCAGACCATGTGCACAAGTTTTAAGGCTGAAGTTGCCCAAGGACTGCACAACTTTACAAGGAGTACGGGGGATGTTTTTAAACTCGCCTTGTACGTCGCAACTGCCACCCTCGGAGCGGACACCACCGTCTATACAACATCAAATGAGGCGAGTGGAACCAATTACACCGCTGGTGGGATTGCACTTACAAACATCACGCCTCTTGCAGCCAACGGCACAGGTTATTGGTCGTTTGACGACGCAACCTTTTCAAACGTTACTCTTACGTGCGCTGGGGCATTGATTTATAATTCAACTAATGGTAATCGTGCAGTTTGTGTTTTAAACTTCGGGCAGACAATAACCAAAACTGCCTCTAACCTTGTAGTTACTTTTCCGCCGATGGGCGCAACCGACTCTGTATTAAGGATTTCATAATGGAACAAGCTAAAGCTAATGATGTCGCCGCAAGTGGGTTGATTGCTCGCCCTGCTTCGTCGGAAGGTGCCCGCGCTATGGGTAAATTTACGTTTGAGTGCTATGACAAAGATGGCAAGCTCAAGTGGACGGCTGAGTCCAAGAATCTCGTAGTTAACGTCGGTCTTCAGTATATGGCTGGCACTGCGCTTGATGGGTCTACTTCGCGTATCACCGCTTGGTATATTGGGTTGTATGGGGCAGGCGCTTCTAACACCCCGGCAGCTTCCGATACGCTAGCTTCACATGCTGGTTGGACTGAGATTAATCCCTATACCGGTAACCGTCCTGCTGCTACGTTTGCCGCTGCAACCACAGCTAACCCCTCGGTTGTTACGAACTCGGCAAGTAAGGCTTCGTACAGCATAACAAGTTCGGCTACAGTTGGCGGTGCGTTTTTAGCAAGTGCTGCTTCGGGTACGTCGGGCACACTGTTCTCAGCATCTGACTTCACGGGCGGTGATCGTTCGGTTGTAAACGGTGACACCTTGCAAGTAACCTACACCTTCAGCTTGTCAGCATGATATGGCTTTTGTCGTCGCAGATCGTGTACAGGAAACTACGACCAGCACTGGCACGGGGACAATAACCCTAGCTGGTGCTGCAACTGGGTTTCAATCGTTTTCCGCCATCGGGGACGGGAACACTACTTTTTACACTATCGCAGACCAATCCGGTTCCAACTGGGAAGTTGGGATAGGGACGTACACAGCCTCTGGGACAACGCTCAGTAGGACGACGGTACTATCATCGAGTAACTCGGGTAGCTTGGTTAACTTCGGTGCCGGAACCAAAAACGTCTTTGTAACTTATCCTGCCGGGCGTTCTGCTTACGGGTTGACGGCTGGGGCGAACATTACGCTGACCCCCGGAACCGGCACAACAACCATTTCTGCTGCGGCGGCAGGATCTGCCACGATCCTTGAGTCAAAACAAACCATATCAAGCAATTACACACTAACCGCTGGGTATAACGGTATATCGGTTGGTCCGGTAACGATTGCTTCGGGGTATGCGGTAACTATCCCTTCGGGGGCTAAGTGGCTTGTTGTGAACTCTTCTCCCGGAGCACTGCCTGTAGCTAGCGGCGGCGGGATCATGCCAGCAATGATTTGGGGATAAAACATGGCAGCACCGAATTTAGTATCACCGACCACGATTAATGGTAAGACTGTGACAGTGGATTTGAGTACAACCTCGGCCACTTCGATTCTTAGCAACGCCGCATCATCTGGCAAGGTGTTAAAGATTAATGCGCTTTATGTAGCCAACGTGGATGGGACGAGTAACGCTGAAATCACAATTAATTACTACTCGGCTGCGGCTTTGGGTGGCACGGCAACACCGATTGCTTCGACGGTTTCAGTACCGGCAGACGCTACGTTGGTGGTGATTGATAAAGATGCTTATGTTTATCTTGAGGAAAATACGTCACTAGGTGCTACGGCTGGCACAGCAAGCGATTTGAAGATTGTTTGCAGCTACGAAGATATTAGCTAGGAGTCGCCATGCCCAGAGGTAACGGCGGGATAATCGGCCCCGCAAACATACCAACACTAAGCTCGGCCAAAGGTGTTTGGTCGCTCATGGAGCAGTTGATCGCTAAACAGCAAGGCATCTGGCCTTTAGCTGGTGGTTATATTGTCGTCCAAACCGCTACGTCTACTTGGACATGCCCTACTGGGGTGACAGAGGTTGAGTATTTGGTAGTGGCTGGTGGTGGGGGTGGTGGTACAAACTCAGGGTTCAATGCCGGAACTGGAGGTGGAGGCGCTGGCGGTTTTAGGACAGGTACTGGTTTCGCGGTAACTGCTGGGACTGACTACACCATTACCGTAGGGGCTGGAGGAAGCGGAAGAAGTACAGGAACGTCATCAGACGGAGGTTCTGGAACGGATTCGGTATTCAGTACCATTACCTCAACTGGTGGCGGAGGTGGTGGAAAAGGCGCTAATACAGCAGGAAATAACGGGTTATCTGGTGGTTCAGGTGGTGGTGCAGGGGGTGCCAATGCGCCAAATACAGGCACAGGAGGTTCTGGTAATACACCAAGCACATCTCCGTCGCAAGGTAATAGCGGAGGATCGACAACTGGGTTGAATGCTGGCGGAGGCGGTGGTGCAAGCGCCGCAGGTGGTACTGGAGTTTCTGCGACAGGTAATGGTGGGAATGGTACAGCTTCGACTATTACAGGCTCTTCTGTAACTTATGCTGGTGGCGGTGGTGCTGGTGGTTATGGATCATATCCGGCAGCAGGTACTGGTGGAACAGGCGGCGGAGGCACTGGTGCTAATGGTTCTAGCCCAGCAACTCCTGCAACTGCTGGCACAGCTAATACTGGCGGAGGTGGCGGTGGAGTCGGCGGGAATCAGGGCGCATCAGGCGCAGGTGGCTCCGGTATCGTCATCCTAAAGTACACCGTCCCCAGCCAAACCGTCTTTGTATTCAAAGGCACGACTAAGTGGAAATGCCCTACGGGTGTGACCTCTGTTGACTACCTTGTGGTTGCGGGTGGTGGAGGTGGGGGTAAAGATTGGGCTGGTGGAGGCGGGGCAGGCGGTTATCGTGAAGGATCAGGACTGTCTGTAACTGCTGGAACGGATTACACGATAGTTGTTGGCGGCGGAGGAGCTGGTAGTAGCGGATCGCCAACTAATGCAGGCATACGGGGAACAAACTCATCATTTTATGGTTCTCCAATATCTAACGACCCGTCTATTTCTAATGCTTCTGGTACGGCATCTTCTATCTCAGGAACAACCTTAACTGTTGGCGGAACTGTAACCAATACGTTTTATGCTGGAATGGAGCTTTCCGGCACTGGAGTTGCAAGCGGAACATTTATTACAGCATACGGTACTGGTACAGGTGGCGCTGGAACTTACACAGTTAACGTAAGCCAGACTGTTTCTAGCACCACAATCACAGGCTCACTTAGTGGTATCAACGCTTTTGGCGGCGGTGGCGGCGGAATAGTTAGAGCTAATGGGAACGCTGGTGGCTCTGGAGGAGGTGCTGGCGGCGATAATACAAACTCTGGGGCAAAAACGGGCGGTGCAAGTATCTATCCCGGTTCGCCGTTTATATCAGGAACTCGTCAAGGTTATGACGGTGGAGGTCAGCCCGGAGGTCCAAATATTGGCTCTGGCGGCGGTGGTGGCGCTGGGGCTGTTGGCGGCGCAGGATCATCTTCATCAGGTGGCAACGGAGGCGCTGGTCAAGCATCCTCAATTTCCGGTTCGTCTGTTACTTATGCTGGCGGCGGTGGTGGAGGTGGGTATAGCCCGAATGGCGTTGGCGCAGGATCAGGAGGAAGCGGTATTGGCGGAGCAGGGAGTGCTTTAGGTGCGGGTGGAAACGGTAGTGCAGCATCTCCAGCTAATAGAGGTTCTGGTGGAGGAGGCGGTGCAGGCAATCAAGGCAACGGTGGTGCAGGCTCTTCCGGTATCGTAATCATCAAAATCAATCAATAACATGACTACAAAAGTTTATAAATTTCTGGGTATCGACACAGCAATGCACCTACTACGTCCGGGTGCGAAGTGGGAAATCTCTAACAACGTCTTCACACGCTGGGATGATCCGAGACCTTGTCCGAGTATTGAAGAGGTCTACTGGGTTATCGACAAGATCAGAGAGTTTGAGGACAGCATACCTACGATCTACACCGACGAGCAACTGAAAGAGATGGGCATAGCCAAAGAGGAATTTGAACGTGCAGTTGCATAACTTATTCCCCATCCCTGTAGGCTTTGCAGAGCTTGGCAGACCATTGAGCGATGAGGAACTGTTCTTCATCCGTGAGTTGCCAACAAGACCCAATATGGGTAACACCACAAGCACGAATAACTTTGTATTGCGTGATCCTGCTCTAACAAGCCTACGTTCATTTGTAGAAGATGCGGTATCGGATTACTTCAAAAGCACAGTTAATCCTAAGCACAATGTAAGCCTACGAGTCACTCAAAGCTGGTGTAACTACTCAGAACCTGGGCAATACCATCACAAACACGCACATCCTAATAGCTACATCTCAGGGGTGTTTTATGTGCAGACTAATTCTGATGACAGGATTTACTTCTACCGTGATGGCTGGCAGCAGATTAAGTTTCCGCCTGAGCAGTGGAACCCGTACAACTCTGAAAGCTGGTGGTTTGAAGCCACAGCAGGAAAGCTGATTCTGTTTCCATCGTCACTGACGCACATGGTTCCTGAAGTCAAAGGCGATGACACAAGAATCTCACTATCGTTTAATACCTTCCCAGTCGGTGTCGTTGGGGAAGAAATGGATTTAACTGGATTAAAGCTGGAGGCGTAATGAGTCACTTTGCTCGCATAGACGAAAACGGTTTGGTGCTGCAAGTTGTTGTGGTTGACAACAAAGATACCGCTGATGCTTCCGGTGTTGAGAAAGAGCATATCGGTGCAGCGCATCTGGAAAAAATCCTTGGTGGCACTTGGAAACAGACAAGCTACAACGGCAACATTAGAAAGAATTACGCAGGGATTGGCTACACATACAGGGCTGACATTGATGCCTTTGTACCGCCACAGCCTTTTACCAGTTGGATTTTGAACAACGACACGGCACAATGGGAGCCACCCACACCCATGCCCACGGACGGAAAGATGTATAGCTGGGATGAAGCAACAACCTCTTGGAGGGAAGTATGAGTTCAATTGCGGTCACGGGTAATGCAAGCGGCACTGGGACACAGACGCTTCAATCCGCTAATACAAACAGCACAAGAACAACGACGCTTCCCGATGCAGACGAAACGCTGGGGTTTATTGGCGCCCCTCAAAATAGTCAAACCGGATCAACGTATACGCTGGTGCTGACGGATCAAGGCGACCATATTTACTTCAACGGTGGCTCAACAGCAACGCTTACGGTTCCTACCAACGCTTCTGTTGCTTTTCCGACGGGTACGGTCATATTGGTTGTGAATGACAACTCAGGTGCGCTGACAATTTCAGGCGCGGGTGTCACGTTTCAGTTAGCTAATGGGGCGACCGGTAACCGAACAGTGGCAACTAAAGGCATGGCAACGCTGCTAAAAGTAGCAACTAATACTTGGTATGTTTCTGGCGCGGGAGTGACCTGATGGCTGGCGCATTAACGGCGATGATCGCCGCAGCATTCTCGGGTGGAGTCACCGCTGACCCCTATTTTGAATACACCACGCTACTGCTTCCTGGCAACGGTACGAATGGCGCACAGAACAATTTATTCTTAGACAGTGGTACGGCTGGAGATGCGGTATTTACGGCTAGCATTTCCGGAACAACAATGACGGTTAGTGCTGTAACGTCAGGAACGATTTATGTTGGTTGTTTGATTACTGGTACAGGCGTAACAGCCAACACAACCATTACCGCATTTGGTACAGGCTCGGGCGGGGTGGGAACTTACACAGTCAGTCAATCTCAAACAGTTAGTAGCACAACCATTACATCCGATGGCTTCCCCATCACCCGCAACGGCAACACGACACAGGGTACGTTTAGCCCGTTCTCACAGACTGGGTGGGGGAATTATTTAAGCGGAAGTTCGCAGTATTTGACGGTGGCAGATAGTACAGATTTTGACCTGACAAGCGATTACACAATTGAGCTATGGTTTTATCCAAATGTCACAGGCGGCCTTCAACGACTGTTTATGATTGGGGATTACAGAGCCACATACAATGGTATTGATCTCTATGTCAACGCAAGCAATCAAGTCGTATTCTACTCAAATGGCGCTTCAATTATTACTGGTGGAACTGTAACTAATTTTCAGTGGAACCATGTAGCTTTAGTTAGGAACGGAGGCGGCGCAAATAATACTACGTTGTATATAAATGGAACGTCCGTAGGCCAAGCAACAAATACGACATCATTTACAGGGGTAGCCGCTAATGGTGTAAGCATCGGCCTTGAATATTCTGGAGCAGGAACCTCAGTTACTACAGCAATGTATGTATCTAATGCTCGTTTGGTAAAAGGCACTCCTGTATACACATCTAATTTCACACCGCCAACGTCTCCGCTGACGGCAATAACTAATACCGTACTTTTAACATGCCAAAGCAATCGGTTTATTGATACAAACACGCAGGTAGCAGCAAAAACAATCACAGCCAACGGCTCCCCAACCGTAGTCGCCTTCTCCCCATTCAACCCCACTGCATCGTGGTCTGCTGCGACTAATGGTGGGTCAGGGTATTTTGATGGGAGTGGGGATTATTTGACCGGCCCAACAAATACAGCAACAGCGTTTAATTTAACTGGTGATTTCACAATTGAAAGTTGGTGTTATTTTAGTTCTGTTTCTACAGCTTTTGCTGGCATCTTGAGTTACGCTGACTCCAGCGGATTTAATGGCTGGGAACTTATTAATAACGCAGGAACTGTTTATTTCAGATTTTTAACAGGGTCTGCTGGTGCTGGGCAAGTTACAGCAAGTAGCTCCATAACGACAAATCAGTGGTATCACATAGCTGTATCTAGATCAGGCTCAACAATAACATTGTATATAAACGGTTATAGCGTCGGAACTGTAACATATTCTAGTTCGCAGTCCAGTTCTTCGTCATTTATAAAAGTTGCGGCTGATAGGATTGGCTCAACATTGTCAACTGGATATTTATCAAACATTAGAGTGGTAAACGGAACCGCCTTCTATACAAGCAACTTTACCCCACCAACCGCACCACTCACCGCCATCACCAACACATCCCTACTACTCAACTTCACCAACGCCGGTATCTACGACGCTACAAGTAAGAATGATCTTGAGACGGTGGGTAATGCTCAGATAAGTACGACACAGAGCAAGTGGGGTGGGAGCAGTATTAGTTTTGACGGAACTGGTGATTGGTTGCTTATACCGGATCAACCACCGCAAAGGATTGGTACAGGTAACTTTACTGTTGAGATGTGGGTATACAGAAACTCATCTGGTACTTATGGTCTTGCTGGTAAAGGTACTGGTACGACAGGTTGGCTTGTATCGCTCAATAGCAGCAATCAGGTTGTCTTTACTTATGGCTCAAGCACGATTACTTCTACAGGAACGGTATCAGCCACAACATGGACTCACATTGCTGTAGTCAGAGAAGGCACGAGTACAAACCAAACGAAGATATACATCAACGGAACTAACGATGGTACAGGTACTGTAAGCACAGACTTTAACCAAATCAACTCTATGTATATTGGTGCTGACAGAACAGGCGGTAGCGCAGCCAACGCGTACGTTCAAGATGTGCGTATAACTAATTACGCTCGCTACACATCCAACTTCACGCCGCCAACAGCAGCGTTTCCCACACTATAGAGGTAGACCATGCAATACTGGACAAAGAACGGGTCTATCCCAAGCACTGAAACTGATGGCACAGAAGGCTGGCAACAGGCTCCTTCGCCTCCGACAGACATCCCTGATGGTAAAGAGTTGGTATGGCTAAACTGGGAATGGATCGTAAGAGACCCTAAGCCAGCAGACAGGGCAGGATGGCAGTGGAACTGGAACCATGCAGACAGGACTTGGGTGGAGAGTGCTTGGGGTAATGTAGAGACTATAGAGCCTATAGATCTACCTACACTACTGACTACAGATCAGGTAACTATGTTTACTACATCACAGATCGCATAAAGTCTGCTATCTTTTGATGTTCTTC